CGTTGGCAAACGCGCAATGGGTGGCTCAGTCATGGCCGGTCAAAGCTACCTGGTTGGCGAGGAAGGTCCGGAGATCGCCCGCTTCGGTTCATCCGGCACCATCTATCCAAACGATCACCCACTTACGCAAGCTGCCCTCAAAGGCGGCGCGCCGGTAGTTCAACACTTCCACCTGGGCGGCATTCAGATTCACGCCACTGACGCCCAAAGCATCAAGCGCTCGCGTGGTCAGATCGAGCGCCAGATGGCCTCAAGCCTACGCAGTGCCGGCTCTCGCCTCGCTGCATAACTTAGCCTTAATTATGTCAATCGACGCAGTTGAGTTTCCGCTGAATGCGCGCCGCCTCGGTCCCTCGGTCGAAGTGGCGGCCACGATGCTAACTAACTTCACGGGCAACGAAGTGGTCAACCAAAACCGCTCACAGCACCGGCGTGTGTTCAATGCCGCTTTCGGCGTGCGCTCACTCGCTGACCTGCGCATCCTGTCAACTTTCTTTCACGCTTTCGACGGGCCCGTCAACGGTTTCCTGGTCAAAGACTGGACTGACTTTCAGGTTACGAAAGACGCAGCCACGCTGGCCACGAGCATCACCACCCAGGGCATCGCGACCAACATCACTGGCGCCACCTGGCAGATGCAGAAAAAGTACGCCGTGGGCTCGCGCTCGCATGTGCGAAACATCTTGCGCCCGAAGTCCGGCGCTGCGGTTTACTTTGACGGCGTACTCAAAACCGTCACCACGCACTACACCTATGACACCACCACGGGCGTGCTCACCGTTGTCTCAGGCTCGCCCACGGCGATCACATGGACCGGCGAGTTTTACGTGCCGTGCCGCTTCGCGCAAAAGAACCTGCCCGCAGACCTCTTGATGTATCGCGCCGATGGCTCAGGCAATGTCGACGTGCCCGATGTGCCCATGATCGAACTGCTCTAAAACCCGCCCCGCAGGAATGGCATAACAATGCCATTGTTACAATGTCACTGACTTCGACCACACTCACCCAGCTTTGGACACTGACCAAAGGCGCAAACGTCATCCGGCGCACCACCTTTGATCAGCCGCTGACCTATGGCGGCCACCTCTTTGCTAAAGCGCCGCTGCAGCCCTCTGCCTTTGATGAGCACCAGGACCTGACGCCCAACCAAATGGAGATCGCGATCAACCTGGAAGGATCCGGAATTACTGAGGCGGCGCTGATGGGTCGCACCTGGGACCGGGCCCGGCTACTCATCCAGGTGATCGATTGGACGGCCCTCGGGGCGGCGCCGGTGCGTGAGTGGCGCGGTGACCTGGCGCACTCGGTTGTAGTCAACGGTCAGCTTTCGCGCTGTGAGTTTCTTTCGCTCTTAAACCGCCTCAGTCAGCAGATTGGCGATCTCTACTCGCCCACCTGCCGCGTGATCGAGTATGGCGATGCGCAATGCGGCAAAGACGTGACGGCCGAAACCTTCACTGGCACGGTCACATCCGTGGTTGACGGCTCGCACTTCACCGTCAACATAACGCAGGCCGAAGCCAACTATTTTCAGTTCGGACCCTGCAACTTCACCTCGGGCCTAAATGCCGACGCTGACAAGTTAGAAATCAAGACGTCGACACCCAGCGGCTCAAACACCGTGCTCGAGCTAATCCAGGACTTTCCTTTCACCGTGACCGTAGGCGATGCGGTGACACTTATCCGCGGCTGCAATCGCGAGTGGGCAACGTGTCAGGCGCGCGGCAATGCGGCGCGCTTTCGTGGCGAGCCTGAGATCCCGGGCCTCGACAAACTGTTGCGCAAATTCCCTGAGTAAATGACTACGCAAGAATCAATCGTTTCAGAGGCGCGCGCGCTTATCGGGTTGCCGTTTCGGCACCTCGGGCGCGGTCCGTTCGCTTTCGACTGCCTGGGCGTGGTGCTGCAATCGTTCAAATGCGCAGGCGTCTTGCCGGCTGAGGTTGACTTCACCGGCTACAGCACAAACGTCTCAGATTACGAGCTCGAGCAGCACTTAGACGGTTCACCACACCTTGAGCGGTTAAGCAATTGGCGCGAGTCGGAACCGGCAGACATTTTGCTGCAGCGCTTTCACGTCGCACTGCCTGCCAGTCACCTGCGACTCATAACAATGCGCCAGGGCGATGCGTTGTGGGGCGTTCACGCCGGCCGCCGTGGTGTCGTTGAGCAGCGCATCATGCACATTGAACGCAACCGCGCGGCTTATCGGCTGAAAGAGGTGGCCCATGGCTGAGATTGCCATTGCCGCTGCCGTCGCTGCTGCCGTGGCGGCAGCCAGCTACACAGTTCAATACGCGCTGACCCCGAAAGCCAAGCCAATTGAAAAGGGCAGGCTGAGTGGCGACATTCAGATCCAAGACTCGCGCTATGGCGCGATGATTCCGATCCTGCTGGGCGGTGAACCGCATGTTAGTTTGCTGGGCTGCAATCCCGGCGAGTTGCGCGATGCCCGGTGGACTGACCTGACCGGCCTGAGACTTCGTAGCGATGGCGCGCTTGAGCGCACAAGTGACGTGATCGGCGCGACCGGCTCAGCCTATTCAACCAACGTCTGGGCCGGCACGCAGTGCGTCGACATTCAATGGGAAGTGTTAGACGTTACCGGTTCTCAGCAGTGTGCTGTCTATCTCGAAGATGAAAGCGGCGCCGCCACCTATCGCAACGGGTTTCATACTGACCTATTTTTTCATGTGCCGACTGTTCAAAGAATCAAGGACGGATCGAACTATCTGTCTTTCCTCGGCTATGACTACCCTTCGGCCTTTCGCATCACGACTGACGGCGCAGGCAACGGCACGATCTGGCACATGGATGGCGCCACGATCCCAGAGGATCAGGATTGGAGTTCGGCGCTTACTTCGGACTTCACCTATGACACCTCGCTCAACTATCACATTCACGTAGCGATTGGCGGCTACGATGAGGATCACGACTCGATTGAAGATCCGGCAGCACTGGGCCCGGTACAACTGGCAGCCGGATCATTAGTGACCGATGGCACGGGCGGCGGTTGCCGCGTTGCCGGAAACGTCATCTTCATGAGTGACGTGCGCAAGGTCGAATCGATCACGCCGGCCGAAGGCGGCAAAGGCTTTGGCAACAAAAACCCTGACACTAAAAACATTTCTTACTTCTGCGACCTCGCGATCATGTTTGGCGAGGGCGAACTGGGCCTGGCTGAACTGCTCGCCGGCACTGACGTCTTGATTTCTTTGACCACGCCTGACGGCACAGGCACCGGCCTGCGCTATCCCGCAGTTGGTTCGGATCCAAACTCTGGCAACTTGTTACCTATCCATCCGTCTGACACAGACGTGGCTGGCTTGCCGGCCCTGCGCTACGGCAACGCGCTTGTGCCTGATGCCAACGGCACAGTGACCGGCACGATGGCCGCGGGCGGTGGCGCTGACTTTCGTTTCTATTCCGGATCTGAAACTCAGTTGCCCGATCCGCTGCTCGAAGCACACTGGGGCGTCGGTAACACGCCGGCTTATCTGGGCCGCAGCTACATCGTTTTAGAAAACTTCGAAGTCGGCAAATACGGTTCGATCCCGAACTTCACCGCCATCCTTAACAACCTGAACCTGCTGACGGCCGCTGATTGCCTCGATCACCTGATGCAGCGCGTGGGCCTCGATCCCGCTGACTTCGATGTTTCGAATGTCTCAGGCTTTAACGTGCGCGGCATTCCCATCACCAACCGCGAAGCGCCCACTAACACCGTGGCCCTAATCGGTTCGCTCTTTGGTTTTGACGTGGTTGAAACAAACGGCGAGATCCTGTGCATTGAACGCGGCAGCTCGGTCAGCTTCACCGTGACTGACGCAGACCTGGGCACAGTCGAAGTCGAAGGCACCGAAGATCCGCAAAGCGCGGACATACCTGAGCAAATCCAAAACGAGTTACAGCTTGACCAGACCACTCTGCCGCGCCGGCTAGACGTAACTTTCTTTGACCCGGCGCGCAAAGGCGAAACCAACACCCAGGGCGCATCACGCCTTGAAGCCCTGGCGCTTGGCTTTGTCACTCAGGAAGTAAACGCCGTGCTGACCGTCACCGAGGCGCGCCAATATGCGCAGCGATTGCTTGACACAGCGTGGATCGAAGGCGGCGGCGCAATTCGTTTCACCGTGCCGCACACCTTTGCTGACGACATCACGGCGGCTGCCGTGGGCACTGTCACCCGAAACGGCATCACGCATACGGTCCGGGTGAAAGAAGTCAACGGCTTTGTGCCTGGCGTGCTGGAAGTTCAAGGGATTGTCACCCGGGCCGCCTCTTACAGTCAGACACAGATTGTTCCCGGCAGTGACGCCGGCGCACCCGTCATCACGCCCGTGCCGGCGAGTATTCCCGCCACCACCGTGGCCACCTTCATTGATCGAATCCTGCGCGATCGCGAGTTGCAGGACGGCCGGCCAGGCTTCTATGTGGCCGCGTGCAGCTTCGGCAATGGCAGCTGGGGCGGCTGCAACGTCTATGTGGATCGCGGCGCAGGGTACGTGCAACTGATAAACGTGCCTGAGCAGGCGACGATGGGCATTGTCAACGCGACCGATGACACGATCGGCGGCGCAACCACGCTTGACGTTGAACTCTACGGCGATCAAAGCCTGCCGACTTACACCGCAGGCGAAGTCACTGCCGGCGCGGGCTACATCATCGTTGGCGAACTGATCCTGCAATACCAGGACGCAGAGCAGCTTTCGACTACGCCCAACCTCTGGCGACTGACCACGCTTTCAAACATCGGCGCGAAATGCACCAGTGCAGAGAATGGCGCGCACGCTGCTGACGAGCGCTTTGTGGTGCTCAATCAGGCGCTGCGTTTTATCTCGGTTGAATCGACTGAGATTGCTGAGACTCGCGACTATAAAGCCGTCACAATCGGCGCGGACATTAACGATGCGGGCGTGATCAGTTTTCAGTTGACGGCACCAAACATCAGCATCACCACGCCCTCGGATTATGCGATAGCTGGTGGCGTTGATGGCTCGATCACGCACAGTTGGACGCCGTTTTCAGATGCGTGCGTGATGACTGACGGCCTGCTTTATGAAATCCACGCCGACTCGGGCGGCTCACCCGGCGCACTGATCTATTCCGGCAGCTCGCGGCCTTACAAAGAAGTCGGATTGGTGAGCGGCACATACACCCGCCACTTTCGCGCCCGCACTCGCTACGCTGACGGCAGCTATGTGATGCGCAGCGTCACACTCACCGTTACGAGCCCGCCAAACGTCGATCAGCTTGCCCGCGATATGGCCCAGCTTGCGCTTGGCATTGCGCGGCAGGCCCGAGCCCAGGGTGGCGCAACTTCGTCAGGTGGCAGCGAGGATGACGTTGCCAGGCACACGGCGCGCACCGCCCTCGGCATCGCTCAGGAAGCCCTGCGGCAAGTGCAATCAAACCCCGGCACCACAGACGTGCTGCAAGTTCAAGTTTTTAGTTAAACCCACCAGCGGCCCTCTGCCGCTTCCGAAAAGAAAGACTCACCAGCTATGGCCCAAACCTTCACCAAAATGAAACTGTCAGGCTCAACTGACGGTAAGCAAATCAAAGTCGTTCAGACCGCCACGGCGGGCGACACCATTCACACCGCCGACGCCACGGCCCTTGATGAAATCTGGATCTATGCCGTCAACTCCAGCGCAACGGCGGTGAAGCTAACGATCGAGTGGGGCCAGGCAACTGCACCCGATGGCAATGTGGAAGTCACAATTCCTGCTGAGTCAGGTTACATGCTTGTCATTCCCGGGCTGGTGCTGACTAACTCACTGGTTGTTAAAGCATTCGCCGGCACGGCCAATGTGATCCTGCTCAATGGCTTCGTGAATCGCATCACCTAAAAAGGGACAAATGCGACGGATTACCAGCATCACCGGTCAGTTAATGGATCGGGTTTCACAGTTCCTGCTGTCGGCGGGCACGGTGCTTTCTATCGGCTCGATCAATGACGGTGAATATCTCAAGCGCAGCGGATCGACCATTGTAAGCGTTGGCGGCGGGAACC